GCGGATCGTGTTCCCGCCGCACGTCACCGAGGTCATCGCCCGGCAGCGCGACGCCGTGGCCTACCTCGCGAAGCGCAAGCAGGGCCAGCGGCTGGCCGAGACGCAGCAGGACGCGCCGTCGAGGCCGAACCCGCTGCTCGACCCGAAGGTCCGCGCGAAGGCGCTGGCCGCACGCAAGCTGAAGGCCGCGAAGCGCCGCGCGCGTCGCGAGGCCCGCAGCAAGTAGTTCATCCGCCGGGGGCTTCGGCCCCCGGCCTTCACTGGAGACACGACGATGAGAGATCCGAAGAGCATCGCCCGCGTGAGCGGCTACTCGATGTCGCAGGAGTATCACCTCGACTGGGAGACACACACCGCCATGTTCTGTCAGGAGGTCTGCACCGAGGCGCGCTCGCTCTCGATGCCGACCACGCAGGCCATGCGCCACGACCGCACGCTGACGCTGCTGGGCGACCCGCCCGTGCGCGGCGTGACCTTCACCATCGTTGGCCCCCTCGGCCCGCCTGCGCGCCACGCGCTGGCCTCCGGGTGGGTCCAGAAGCAGGAGAACCCGACGTGACCATCGACGTGACCATCCAGACCAACGGCACCGACTACCGGGCGCAGGGCACCACCGTGCGCCTGCCCCCGGAGGTGCATCAGGTCCGCTACAACCCCGCCGACTCGGGGCGCACCGCCGAGGTGATCGGCGACCGGCGCAAGCTCGCCCGCACGCTGCGGGAGGCGGGCTACACCGTCGTCTGGGAAGATGACAACCCGGCGGTCGCGCTCGGCTCGCGCACGTCTCCGGCACGCAAGGCGGCGTCGGCGAAGAACGGCACGCTGTCGCGGGGGCGCCCGCGCTCCGAGGCGCTGCTCTGTCCTGAGCCGCTACTCTCGACGCTGATGGCGCTCGACAAGGGCACGCTGGCCGACGTGATCCACGTCGCGCTGCGCGGACGGCTGGCGGGCGACACGCTGCGCGAGACGCTGGCGCTCAGAGAGGATGCGACACCATGACTTGGACGTTTCCGCAGGCGATGCGCGAACTGCACCGCAGGAACACCGAGCACCTCGCGGAGCTTGAGGCGACCATTCGCGAGCGTGACGGCGAGGCGGGGATCGAGAAGCTGAAGGCCGACATCGCGGCGCTGCCGCCGCGCCCGCCGGGCTGGGAGAACGAGGTGCCCCACTGGAGCGACGACGACTAGCTACATCGGCTGGGCGGCGGGCATCGCGCTCGCCGCCGCGTCCTGCGCCTCCGGCGAGTCGTCCTGACTCGCCTGCCACTGCTGGTAGAGCTTCATCCCCACGCCCGTCGAGAGCAGCGTCGCCATCAGGTTCGCGTCGCCCTTCCGCAGCCGGTGCTCAAACTCCGCGAGCGAGTAGCCGTGATGGGCAGCGGCCTTCTCCACGATCTGCCGGAACTGCTCAAACATCGGCGTCGCGTCGGAGAGGTCGAGCTTGTAGGGCGTGCCGTACAGCTGCCCCGTGTTCTGGATCTCCTGAATGATGCCCGTCCACGCCTTCGCGCTGTAGTCGGCGGGCGTCTCGCCCCGCGCTCGCGCGTGCGCCTGCATCACCGCCTTCAGGATCGGATACTGCGCGTCGGAGATCTTGCCGGGCACGGTGCCGAGGTAGATGCCCCGCGTCGGATCCTCGGCGAGCTTGGAATGGTGCGTGTCGGCGGTCACCGGATCCGGCAGACCCCAGAGCGCGCCCTGCATATCGCCGATCTTCAGGTCGCCCACCGGCTCGCCCCGCATCGCCCGGTTGAGCGCCTCGACCCGCACCGTCTCCATCGGCATCTGGATCAGCCCGCTCTTGCCGTAGTACGCGCCGCCCTGCATCCGCCAGTCGGGCTGGATGAGCGGCTCGCCCTTGATGCGGCGCTGCAGGTAGACCGACGCCTGCCGGATGTTCTGCGCGACCGTCGTGCGCGGCGAGGTGGCCGCGAGGTAGCCCGCTGCCTCCTTCATCAGGTCGGGGCCGTAGACGTGCTCGATGTAGCTGCCCTGCAGCTTCCACCACGCGTGCCCGCCCTGCGTCTTGAGCCACGCGTCGCCGAGCGCCGCCATTTCGTGATACCGCTCTTCGTACTTCGGCCCCTCGACAAAGCTGCGCCAGTTCCGCACGTCGGTGAACGGGCCGGTGCCGAGATGCGGCGGCAACTTGTCGGCGGTGTAGATGGCGCTCTGCCGCGCCGCCTCACGCACGTTGGGGTTCGGGTCGAGCGCCGTGGCCTCCGGCCCCTCCGCAACCTTCGTCGCTGAGCGCACCTGATCGGCGACGTTGCCCTTCTCGTTCACGATGCGCTTGGAGGCGTCGAGGTAGACGAGCTTAGTGCCGACCGGATACTGCGACGCCACGTCGGTCGTCGGGCGCAGCGCCTCGGCCTGCGCGGCGAGCTTGTCAGCGCGGGCGGTGTCGCCTGCGGTGCGCGCGGCGTCGCTCTCGGCGCGGAGGATCTTGCCGTAGGGGGTGTCTTCCGCCGACGACACCCAGCCGCCGAAGAAGCGGTCGCCCTTCGCCAGTTCGGGGCGCATCGTCTTCACGTACTTCGTGATGTCGGCAGCGGTGAAGTTCGCGAGCGGCTTCACCATGACGTTGGTGCTGTCGCTGTTCGGGTAGAGGCCCGTCATCGACCCCGTGTCCGGTTTGATCCCGGTCTTCAGATCGACGGTGATGCCGTCGCCCTGCACGATGTCGTTGTAGATGCTCTGCGCGGTGGTGTGCTTGAACGCGCCGAGCCGGAGCTTGTTCGACGGGATCGCGACCGACGTGGGATCGACCGGCGGCGCGGCCTTCGGGGCTTTGTCGGTCGCCGTCTCGGGCGGCAGCGTCACGTCGCTCGACACGGGCACGTCCGCGCCGAGGATCTTGGGGTCCGAGATCACCCCGCGCAACCAGACCCGTCCGTCGATGTAGCCTGCCATTCGTAAATTGTTCAGCGTGGTCGTGTTGATGCCGGTGACGATCCCGCCGTTCTTCGTGCGGGTCGGCCAGCCCTGCGCCTCCAACGCCTTGAGCTTGTTGAGCGCCTCGCTCTGTGAGGGCGTGAGCGGCGGCTGCTCGGCGACCGGATGTCCGTTGATGTCGAAGTACTCGCGGGGCTTCAGCCCCTTCATGCCCTTGCCCGCCGCCATGCCGAGGCCGACCACGCCCGCGCCCATCCCGGCGGCTTCAAACACCGCGTGCCGCGTCTCGTCGTCTGGGATCAGGCTCTTCGCGAGGTCGGTGTCGGCCAGCGCCTGCGACGACAGCCCGATGGCCGGGCCGATGGCCGCTTGCGTGCCCGCCGCCTTCAGCCCCTGCCCCAGCCGGGTGGCGAACCCGCCCGCCCGCCGGGCCGCAGGCGTCAGCGCCGCTGCCGCTTCCTCGCCCGCCGCCGCCAGACCCCCGCCACGCAGCCCCAGTGCCCCGAGGGCGGCTTGGGTGCCCCCGCCGATGACTTTGCCCGGTCGGCCCTCCACGACGCCTTCTAGGCCCGTCTGGAGGCCCGCAGCGGCCATCGCCGCCGCCAGCCCCTTCCCGATCATCTCGACGGGCCGGGCGAGCCGGGTCGCTGCCGCCAGCGGGCGTGCCCCCTCGACCCCGAGGAACGCGGCATTGAGCGGCGAGGTCTGCTCGGCGATCAGGTTCGCCAGCTTCTGCAGGTGCGGGTGCGCCGGGCCGAGGTCGGGCGCATTGACCATCTGCGTCTGCAGCCACTCGGGCAGGCTGCTGGCCCCCGCCGTGGCGACCGGCGTGTTCGCGAGCGTGTCGTAGACGCGGCTCTCGGTCTGCGGGTCCAGTAGCTGCTGCTCTTCAAGGGTCGAGTCGATCTGATCCTGCTGCTGCAGGATCCGCCGATGGTCATCAAGGGCCGGGTCCACGCTGCCGCCGGAGCCGTAGACGGTGTCGGGGCGGGCCGCATCGAGCACGCCCGGCGTCGGGCCGCGCCCGTTCAGGATGTTGTGGTGCTCGGCGTCGGCCTCGGTCGCGGTCAGGTCTTGATGCCCGAGCGCCGCCAGCCCGCCGTAATCCTTCAGCGACAGTTCCAGCAGCGCCCGGCGCATCACGGTCGCCATCGCCTCATTGGTGCCCGTCCGCAGCGCCTGCGCCATCGCGAGCTTCGTCTTCGCCGACAGCAGGTTGTAGACCGGCGAGCGCATCACGCGCACCGTCACCGCTGCCGCCGGAGCCGCCAGCGCGCCCGCGCCCACCATCCCGAACAGCCCCGCCCCGGCGTGGTGCGCGGCGAACCCGGCCCCGCCCTCAAACCCGGCCAGCGTCGCCATCGACCCGAACAGCCCGCCGCCGACGTGTCCCACGCGCCGCTCGGCGGTGGACGCCGCCGCGTCGCTCAGGCGCTTCCAGAACGCAAACTCGTTGCTCTGGTCGCGGACCTTCGTGCCCATCAGCGCGTCGCGCGTCGTCTCGACCTCGCCGCGCGCGGCCTTCATCGCGCCCTTCATCGACTCGTCGGCCATCGACGTGAGGAACCCGCGCCCGTTCGCGCCCGCGACGATGTTGCCCCAGTCGGCGGCGAGGCCGCGCAGCTGTTGCGCGTTCATCTCCGGCCCGAAGGACCGCACCGTCTCGGCCAGCTTCGCGATGTTGTTCGTGAACCCCGGATCGGTCGAGACGAACTCGCCCGCCGCGTTAATGTCGCCGAAGTTCATCCGCAGCGCGTCGATGCGCCGCGCGAGCGGCCCGGTCGCCATGCGCGTGCCCATCAGGTCGGTGTTGATCACGTCGCCGATGTCGCCCATCGTCTGCGCGATCTGCTGCTCGGCGGTGCTCTGCGCGCCGCGCGCGATGCCGCGCTGGATCACCTGCCCTTGGAATGAGCGCGGGCTTGCCATGCCGACGCGCTGCATCTCCGGCCCGAGGCCGCTGACCACGTCCTGCAGGCGGCTCGCCGCGTCCTGCAGCGCCGAGATGTTCGTGTCCGACGGGTTCAGCGCGCCGCGTCCGGTGGCGAGGGATGCGCGGATCTCTTCCAGCGCCTGCTTCGATTCGGGCGCGAGGTTCACGACGGCCATGCCATGCGCCTGCAGCAGCCCGTCGGCGGTCGCGCGGATGTTGTCGCGGATCCCCTTCAGCTTCGGGCCGATGTCGGGCTGCAGCCGTGCCGCGTAGGCGGCGTCGAGCGAGGTGCCGATGTTGTCGGCCTGCTGCTGCGCGAAGTCTACGATGCCCTGCAGCCCGCCGCCCTCGCGCCACGGGTAGGCGGCTGACAGCGGCACGTCCTGAATGATCTGCTGCGCGTTCTTGCCGACGAACTTCTTCCACGCCTCTTTGCCCGGCGCGATGACGCGCCCGAGGCTCTTCTCGGCGGCGCTCTCCAGAAACGGCGCGAGCCGCGACAGTACGGGCGTCGCCGAATCGATCACGGCCCCGCCGATGCCGCCGTAGACCGCGCCCGTCTCCGCGTCGTTGTCGAGCAGCTGTCCGTAGAGCGCGCCCTTGCCGATGTTCTGCGCGGCCCAGTTCGTCGCCTTCCCCGCGCCTGCGGGTAGCTCCGGCAGCACGGCATCCATCGCGAGCATCGAGCCGATGTCTCCGGCGACGCCGCCCAGCCGCTCGCCCGCGTTCTTCAACCCGAGCGGCCCGGTCGGGCCACTCAGCGCCTCCAGCTTCGCCGCGACCGACTCAGGATCCTCACTGCTCAGATACTGCTCGGCGTTCGGGTCAGGCGAGAAGCGCGCCGCGAACCGCGCGGCGTTGAGCGGCGCTTCGATCACGTTGGTCGCGATCTTCTTGCCCTCGCCGACGAGCGCCGTGAACGGGTTCATCTGCCGGATGTAGTCGTCGTAAATCGACGCGCCCGGCAGGTTCTTGTATTCCTCGGGCACGGGTGGCGGCATCAGCTGCTTCTGCAGGCGGTCGAGCCACGTCTCGCTCGTGTCTTCCTCCGGCGGCACGTCCACGTAGGACGGCAACGCCGGGAGGCCACCGCCCGCGCGCACGGTCGCCGGGGACAGCGAGAGCGGCGTGCTGGGGCCGACGACCGAGATGTCGCCCTTCGCCATCTACTGCTCCTGCCGCACGATCTGCCCGGCGGCGTTGCGCCCGAGGATCTTGTAGCGTTTGTTCGTCTCCGGGTCGGTGTAGATCAGCCCGGCCCCTTCCGTCGAGACGACGCCCTGCGCGGACGCGGCGGCTTTTTGTGCGGGCGCGGCCTGCGCTTCCGTCGCGCCGGGGATCAGCTTCCGGCCCCCGCTCGCGCGGATCTGCGCGGGCGACTGCGAGACACCGCCCGCCACCCCGCCGCCACCCCGGAACTTCGTGGCCTGCTCGGCTGCTGCCGCCTCGGCGGCGTCCTTCGCGTCGGCCTCACGCGCCCACTTCGGTCGGATGGGATCGTTGGTGGACCCGACGCCGGGCAGCATATAGATCTGCGGCGGGATCCCGCGCGCCTCCAGCTGCGACTGGTAGCCGTCCACCAGCTGCTCGGCCCCGGCCTTCGATGCCTCGTAGGACCGCTTGAGCACGTCGGCCATCTGCGCCCGCTGCTCGGGCAGCAGCGACTGCCCGCCCCAGACGCGATAGGCGATGGCCCGCGCGTTCGACACGCCCGCCCGCGCCAATTCGATCCGCGCGCTCTCCTGATCGCCCACGCGCGCCGAGCCGGGATGTTTCGCGCGAATGAACTCCGCGATCAGCGTCTGGTCGGTGACGGCGTTGGGGTTCGGGTCATCCATCGTTCGGAGGAACTGGTCGTAGAGGTTCCCCTGCACCTGCGCGGCCTGATAGACCTTGTTGCGCGCCAGTTCCGCCGCGCGGCTCCGCGCGAACATATCCAGCTGCGGGGAGATCCCGCCGCCGCTGTCCCGTAGGTGCGCGGCCTGCGCGTCGAGCAGCGCGTTGGCCTTGCGCGCGTGCTCCAGCGCGAGCGTCTTCATCTCCTCCGACTGCGTCTCGTCGGTGGCGACCTTGTTCCACTCGTCCTTCCGCAGCTGCGCGATGACGGCGGGCAGCGGCTCCTGCCCCGTGCGCGCCTTGATCATCGCGATGTGATCCTGCACCTCACTCTCGACCTTCTGCTCGATGGCCGAGGTCGTCGCGCCGCGCCCGGCGCTCACCGGCAGCGCGTCAGTCAGTTCGCGCCAGACCGACAGCGGTTTCGTCTCGCCGTCGATGCGGATCGCCATCGTCTCATCGAGCTTCGACTCATCGAACAGCCGCCCGGCGTCCTTGGCGTCCTGCCGCATTTTGTCGATGACCTTCGTCAGCCTGCCCCCGAGGTAATCCTTACGCCGCGTGTCCGCGCCGACCTCGACGCCGCGCCACGCGTCCATCACGTTGATGCCCTGCTTGGCATAGAGCGGCGCCTGCGACTTCAACCACGCGAGGCCGTCGGCGGGGTTCGCAAACGACTTCGCCTTCTCGGCGAGCGCCGCGATGATCGACGTGTTGTGCTCCAGCCGCTGCTGCTCGTCCTGCCACAGCTGGTGGTCGCGCGCGTAGGCGTCCTTCGCCTGCTGATACTTGAAGAGGCCGCGCTCCTTCAGGTCCGCGTTGTAGGCTTGGTTGCCCGCGTTGGCGCCCTGCAGCACGCCTGCCGCTGCCGCCTTGCCGCCGGTCAGCCCGGCGACGAGCGCCGCGATGCCGGGCACGACGCCCTGCAGGATGTTGCGCTTGGTGCTCGGGTAGAGCGTGCGCTCATCGAGCGGCCCCGGCGGCGTCGGGGGCGGCGTGTAGCCGGTGCTGACGGGCGTGTCCCCCAGCGTGTATTGCCCCGGATCCGCCGCGCCTGCGGTCGTCACCGCCGGACCCGCGCCGAGGCCCAACCCCTGCTGCAGGTCCGGCCCGAGGCCCGCCGTGGCCGACCCGGCGTTTGGACCCGCGTAGGGCGACTCGTCCATCGGCGAGGGGCCAGCCCCCCCGCCCGCGCTCATCATCGCGGCAATCGCCGCCAGTGGGCTGGAGGCGCCCGGCCCGCTGAGCGCCGACAGATCCGGCATCGTCGGCGCGGGCATCGAGGCTGCTGGCGTCATCGCATACTGCGCCTGCGGCGCCAGCAGCGACTGGAGCGGGTTCGGGTTGCCGAGCAGCTGCTGGAACGGATCCACCATCGGAGTGCCCTAGAAAACCTTGTCCCACGGGATGTTGTTCGCCACGTTCGCGCCGACGTTGCCCGCCGCGCCCCAGATCGCCGCGTTGCGCGACGCGTTGATCTGATCCTGCTGGGTCTGGTTCTGCTGCATCTGGTTGTACTGGGCGAAGAGCGACTGGCTCGTCGGCCCACCCGCCAGCGTCTGCTGCAGCGCCTGCATCCGCGCGTTGGTGAGCGCGTTCGGCAGCGCCGAGGTCTGCAGCAGGTCGCTGCCGCGCTGCATGTCGTCCAGATACTGCTGCCGCCGCAGCGACGCCATCGTGGTCGCCGCGTTGAGGCCCAGCCCCTGCTGCCCCTGAATCGCCGACAGCACGTTGCCGAGGATCCCCGCGCGCGTCGCCTGCCACTGGTTCGCCAGCGACGCGTTCTGCAGCGACGCCTGCGTCTGCAGCTGCGCGTTCTGCAGCAGCGTGTTCTGCTTCAGCGCCGTGTCCTGCCCGCCCGCGCCCTGCAGCGCGCCCGACATCTGCACCGCCGCGTCCTTACGCCGGTTCGCTTCGTCGGTGACGTACTGCAGCATCGCCTGCTGCTGCCCGGCCCGCGCCTTCTGGTAGCCCGCGCTCGTCTCCGCGCCGAGCGCCTGCGCGACGCCGGAGCCGGGGTCGAGGCCACGCGAGGCCATCTGCTGCGCGTTCTGTTTGTAGGCGTCGTCTCGACTGAGCGCGAGCGAATCGAAGAAGCGCGCCTTCAGCGCCGCCTCGTCAGCGGTCGAGAACGGGTCCGCGTTCAGCTGCGCCATGCGCGCCGTGGTCGCGTCGGCGTATTGCTTCGTGTAGGGGTTGTCGAGCACATTCGCGCTCTGGGCGCTCCCCTGCGCGGCCTTCCCGCCTGCTGACGCCGCCAGCGCCGCGAGGCCCGCGTTGAAGCGCGGGTCGGGCTGCAGGTAGCTGCCGAGCGTGCTGGTGATGTCGCCGTAGTTCGGCGCCGCTTGGTTCAGCTGCGTCATCCGCTGGTTCCACGCGGTGTTGATCGGCTGGCTCGTCGGGTCGTCAAAGAAGTTGCCGAACGGGCTGCTGGGCGACGGTGCCCACGACGGCGCGCTGCTCGCGCTCCCGGTCGAGGGGGCGCCCCAACCCGCCATCGGCGACGGCGCGTTCGTCGGGGCCGTATAGCCGCCGCCAGACGCCCCGCCGTATTGCGCGGGCGGGCCACCGGGGTTCCAGTAGGGCGACGGGGATGCCATGAGATACCTCTACGCGAAACGCGGACGCGCCGCTGCGTTCATCGCGCTCTGCGCGGCGGGCGCGCTGTTCTGGAGCCACTGCGCGTACTGCGGATCCTGCTTCATGTAGGTCGGGAGCATCCCGGCCTGCTGTCCCAGCAGCAAGCGACGCAGCGGCTGCTCCTGCTGCATCTGGTCCGACTGCTGCGCGAGCAGCGAGGTGAGCGCCTGATTGATGTCGTTCGGCTGGCTCTTGCCTCGCGTCGCCGCATACAGCCCCGCGACCGCCGGGGCCACGACCGCGCCCGCCGTCATCCACTTCTTCGCCGCCTTCTGCGCGGCGGTCTGCGCGACTTTCTTTGCCACGGTTCCTCCCAAGGTCGATCCCGCGCCGCCCGCCGCCGTGCCCGCGACTGAGCCTGCAGGCACGCCAAGTGTCGCCCCTGCGCCCCCGGTGCCGAAGATGAGATCGCCCGTTGCGCCGAGGCCCGCGCCTGCGCCGCCACCTGCGCCCGCGCCAGCGGTGGGCAGCAGGACGCCCTCCGGGGTCATCCCGAGGCCGGTGCCTGCGCCGCCGATCCCCCACGCACCGCCGCCGCCACCTGCGCCTGCTGCTCCAGCCCCCGCGCCATACGCGCCCGAGAGCGCGAGGCCACCTGCGAGGCCCGCCGCGCCGAGGCCCATGCCAGCCATGCCGTAGGCGATGGTGTTGTCGAGGCCCGTGCTGAACTTCTGCCACGGGGACGTGTTCACGATCTCACCCGCGCTGTTGTACTTCTTCCCGACGCCGGGCTTGCCCATCGCCAGCGACATGAAGCCGTTGTCGTCCAGCTTCCGCGACGAGGCGTAGCGCGGGTCGCTCGGGTCCATCGGGATCACACCGCCCTTGCCCGCGTAGTAGGACGTGGGCATCGCGTTCCCGCCCGGCGCGGTGTCGGTGTCGGGGTAGTAGATGACCTGCCCCTGCGAGTTGTAACCGTAGGCCATCAGACCTCCAGCGCCACCATGAAGGGCGCGTTGATCGTCGGCGACGACAGATAGATGCGGTTGCCGTCAGCCTTCCGCGTCACCCGCAGCGGCACGATCTGCGCGCCCACGATCCGCACCGGCAGCACTTGGATCATGTTGTAGGGCACTGCCGCTAACCCATGCACCAGCGAGAACTCCGTGTTCGCGACCGCCGCCGTGATGCCGTCGAAATAGTACAGCTGCAAGTTCTCCGCGCGCGACGCGGGGTCCGGTTGCCCGAGCCGCAGGTTCGTGAGCACGTACTCAAACGCCAGCTGCAGCGCCTTGCGCTGGTCGGTCGGGAACCCCGCCAGCACCTGATTCACGTAGCTGGTCTGTGCCATCAGCCGTCACTGGATGCCGTAGATGAACGTCGCCGACACGATGTTGAGCACGCTCGTCCACGACACCGAGGCCAGTTTGGTGATGGCGATGGAACTCGCATTGCCCCACGACAGCGAGTTGGGGGCGTTCACGTTCGCGCCCTCATTCACGAAGATCGTCCCGGCGGGACCAGCCGAGGACACATTCACCATGACCCCGTAGGGGATCCCGAAATACATCCACGTCCCACCGGGCGCGGGCGCCCCCGCCATCGTAAGCTGCCAGATGACCGTCTTCCCGATCACGCAGTAGCGGTTCACCCCGATCATCGCCGCCGTGACGCCCGTCCAGAAGTTCGCGATGTTGAAGGGCACGGTCTGCCACTCGCCCATGTTGAACGCCCGGCCTCGCTCGGCAATCGCGCCCGTGGCGCAATCGACCTTGAACAGCGTCGATGCGGCACGCGGGTTCGCGCCCGCTGGCGCGGAATTGATCACGAAGACGGTATTGGTCGCGTTTAGCTGGGCGTAGACCGAGGGGATCGTGAGATCGTCGGCGAGGGTCAGCGCGCCCGCGCCATCCACGTCGAGATTGTCGGTCCATGCGCTCACGCCCAGCACCGACGAGTGCTTGATCAGCCGACTCTTGGCGACTTGTCCTGCCGTCGTCAGAATCAGCGTCGGCTTACTGGGCGGCGTGGCCGCGATGACCTGCGGCGAGGGTAAGGTGCCGCCGATCATCGCCGCTTCCAGCGCCGCGATCTCATCCTGCAGCGCGTTGATGTGCTGCGAGAAGATCGTCTGTCCATCGCTGCGCGCCGGGAAGACCGCCGGGGTCGTAGGAAAGCTCGCCATGGTTAATTGATCCCGCGCATCTGCGGCTCGGGCCGCACGCCGAGCGCGTAGGTGAACAGCTTGAACGAGTCGGGGCCAGTGTAGGTCACGCGCACCGTGCAGGCGTTGCCCTCCGCGATCAGCGGCAGCATCGACTCGAAATACTTGCGCTGGCGTCCGCTATAGGGATCTTGCCCGTAGGTGCCCGCGCCGTAGATCGACAGCCCCTGCCCGGCGATGGGGATCTGCAGCGTCGCGACCGACGAATCGTCCACCAGCACCTCAAGGGTCAACGTCCCCGCTGTCGGGCGGAACTCCCCGAAGATCTCGATGAAGCGCGCCCACCGTCGCGCCGCCGGGAGCAGCGCCGGGCCTTCATAGAAGCTCGTCATCGGGGCGCCGTCGTTCCCCGCGCCGGGGAGCGACTCTTCCGCCAGCTGCCCCGCCGTGAGCTTCCATGACCAGAGCCGCTGCTGGTCGCCGATGGCAAGCTCGCGCCCGTCCCACGGGATGTAGCCCGCGAGGCTGCGCGTCGTCGCGGTCCACGCCGAGGTGCCCTCGGCGATCTTGGTGCGCGAGAGGTCGAGCACCCACTCGCCCGGCGTCGAGATGTCGTAGAGGCGCGGCACCGCCACGCGCACTTCCTTGCGCGTCGGGTGATAGACCACCGGGATCCGCTGGATGTCGGTGGGCGGGGTGTGCTGCATCATGTCCTGCCACGCCACCCAGATGTCGTCGCTCAGCAGCGAGTCGCTCGCGCCGTCGAACAGATACAGCCCGCCGTCGCTGCAGTGCAGCACGCCCGCTTCAATCTGGTAGACCGCGCGCGGCCCGAGCGCCCCGGCCACCGCGCCCGCACTGGGGCGCACTTCGAAGTCGAGCGAGGTCTGCCCGATGATGAGGTAGACCCCGGTGTTCCCGAAGATCACCAGCGTGTCGCCGAGCGCCACCATCGCCGTGATCCGGTCGCCGCGTTCGAACGGGATGTCGAGGTAGTAGAGGCCCGGCCACGCCTGCGGCAGGAAGATCTCCGAAAACCAGATCCGGTTCGTGACCGTCGCGTCGCGCGCCCACCAGCGGTTGCGCCAGACGACGCCGAAGCTGAACGCGCCCGGCACCGTGTTCTTCGTCGGCATCTCGACGCCGTCAGGGAAGAACGAACTGGGCGTCGTGATGTCGAAGGTGGCCGTCGCGTTCGGGACGCTGCCCGCGCGCCGCAGCACCGACTCGCCCGCCGTCACGTTGCGGCAGTAGATGTATTTCGTCGTGACCTGCGGGTCGGCGCTGTTCGGCATCGTCACGCGGATCGTGAGGTTGCCCGCTGTCGGCGCGATGCTCGCGACCGCCGAGGCGCTGCTCTCAAAGCTCAGCGCACTGTCGCCGTAGGTGAACGCGACCTCGTAGGTGTTGGAGACGACGAGCGTGCCCCCAGCGACCAGCGCGAGCGTCGGCGCAGCGGCAGGCGCGGTGATGCCCATCTGCGTCCACGTCGTGCCGTCCTTGCTCTTCTGCATCGACGCTTGGCCGTCGAACACCGCGACAAGGTTGCGGTCGTAGACGAAGTAGTGCTCGTTGACCGTCGAGCGCCCAGAGAGCACCGCTGCGCCCCAGACACCGACATCGCTCGGTTTGTAGACCTGCCCGTTGTAGCTCGCGAGCAGGAACGTCCCGGTGACCAGATAGATCCGCCGCCCGCCCTGCGGGCGCAGGTTCCCCAGCGAGGCCGTGCTGCGCGTCTGCCAGCCGGGATACGGTGTGAGCGCGCCCGGCTCCTGCAGCGAGAAGTTCCGCAGAAAGCGCGCACGCTCCGGCTGGATCAACGTCGGCGAGTGTCGGAGATCGACCCCCGCCGTCAGGTCGTTGATCGGGACCAGCTGATACGGCTTCTGCCCGAGCGCGGTCGTCGCCATGGCTCACCGATAGCCAGCGGCATACCACGTCGCGTAGCCCGGCACGCCCGGCCCCATGCCCGGCGGCATCGGCTTGAAGGTCGTGCCGCTCGCGCCCCCGTAGGCGGGCGGTGCCCCACCAGAGGCGGGCGGGCCGGTATAGATCGGCCCGTTCGGTCCCTGCGCGCCGATGGGCACGACTTCCGGCGCGGACGGGGCCGGAGCGACGCCGCCCGACTGCCCACCCGTTACCCCCGTGTTAGTCGGCGGCGTCGGCGCGGCTCCGGTCGGCGTGTTGAAGCGCGGGTCGCTGCCCCGGTTGAAGTCAACCGCGCCCCCGCCGGGGATGTTCGGGTTGATCGGCGGTAGCGTCACGGTCGGCGGCTTCACGACCGGCGGCTTCGCGATCACGGGCGGCTTCAGCGACGGTGGGATCGGCGGGATCCCCGGCGGCATCCCCATCGGCGGCTTCGCGCCTGCGGACGGCGGCGTCGGCAGACCGGGCAAGCCCGGCAAGCCCCCGCCCGGCGGCTGCAGCCCCGGCAGCTTGCTGATGAGGTCGGCCAACCCGCCTCCCGGCTCGCCGCCTCCGGCCCCGCCCATCGGACCACCGGCATCGACGGACGGCGGCTTGAACTTCCCGAGGTCACCGAACCCGCCGCCTGCGAACCCGCCGCCGCGTGCGAGCGCCCCCTGCGTGCCGCCCCCGCTCGCCATCATCGCGTTCAGGAGCGCCTGCGTGCGCGGCTGATTCGCGCTCTGGCGCGCGACGCTGCCCGAGCGCCCCGACAGCAGGTCGGCGCCGACGGCATTCGGCGGCGCGGTCCCGGGGGCGGTCCCCGTGCCCGCTGCGGTCCCCGGATCGAGGCCACCCCCCGTCGCCGTCGGCAGCTGCAGCGACACCGTCTGCAGCGCCTGCTGGACGGGCGTGCGCTTGCGGCGCGCGACGTTCGGGTCTTGCGACTGCTGGCTCGCGGGCGAGAACGACTGGCCGAGATCCATGGACGGCTCCTAGTAGTACGCGAAGTTCGGGTTGTTCACGTTGCCGCGCGCCTTCGCGGCTTCGGTCTGCCACGTCGTCGCCTGCTGCTGCAGCTGCTGCTGCGCGGCCTGCATCTGCTGCTGCTGCGTCTGCCACGCCGACTGCTGCGACGTGAGGTCGGCCAGCTGCTTCTGCAGGGCCATGTACTGCGGGTTCGTGGAGATGTCGAACGCCTGCGGCGCTGGGGTCGGTGCCTGATACGCAGGCGGTGGCGTCGGCGACATCAGCATGGTCATCAGCTGCGCGTAGGGGTCGCCTCCGGCGGCACCAGCCCCGGCAGCGGGCGCGGGTTTCTTCTGGCCCGCCGCGACCTGCGAGGCGTCGCCCCACCACCAGCCGCTGCCGCCCGTGCTCGACTTCATCAGGATGTCGATGACGCCGACGCCGGGGATCTGAATATCGCCCTGCCCGACCTGCTTGGTGCCGGGATACGCCGCTGCGATCCGCTGCACCGCCGTGCCCATCTGGTCCGTGGTCCCCGGCAGGTTGCTCAGGATGCGCCCGACGACGTACTTGGGATCCTGATTGGTCGGGTCGTTCCACTTGTTGCTGTCCCAGCCCGGCAGCGCGTAGCGGCTCGCCGGGGGCTGCACGGCCTGCGGCGACTGGAAGCCGTTGGTGTCGTGGCCCGGCGGCGGGGCAGTCATGCCGCTCGGCACTTGATACTGCTGCTGGTAGTTGCCCTGCGCGATGTTCGGCGGCACCACGCCCGTGTTGTAGTTGCCCCATTCGGGGCCGTACTGCTGGCCGGGGTAGCCCCCCTGCGCCCCGCTCACTTGCGGCTGCTGCGGCTGCGCGTAGTAGTTCGCCTGCGCCTGCCAGTTCGTCGGGCCACTACTCGCCTGCTGCGGCGGCGCGTAGTTGTAGCCGGTCTGCGCGGTCTGCTGCGTCGGGTAGTTGTAGCTCTGCTGGTTCGTCGGCGCCTTGTACGTGCCCTGCACCTGCGCGCCCTGCGTCGCCTTCTGCTGCGCGTAGTTCTGCGTCGGCGCGACGTACGTCTGACCCTTCAGCGAGGGCGACGGCGCGGGCGTGCCATAGCTCCCCGCCTGCGCGCCGCCACTGCTGCCGTAGCTGCTCGCCGGGTTGCCCGCCGAACTCCCCGACAGATAGGGCGTCGGGTTGTAGGGGTTGGTGGTCGCCATCGGCCTACTTCTTCACTGCCGCCGCGACCGCCACCTTCTTCCCGTTGCCGTCCTTCTCCCGCGCGACCGGCTCGTCGGGGATCTCGACCGGCGGCACCTTGATCACGCGCACGACCTCGGTCGAGTCGTGGACCGCGCAGTGCGCGCCCTCGGCGTCGTACGTCGCGGCGTCCATGATGATGCGGCACCCGCACGCCATGATCGCTTCGCGCGTCTCGTAGGTGGTCGTCTTCGGCGTCGCCTTCGGGTCGAGCTTCGCTTCGACCTTGGGGTGGTCGGGCTTCGTTTCCATCATCGCTGCTCCTCTACGAGCGGGCCGGTGACGCCCGGTGCCCCGCGAAACCGGGGCGGCGGCGCGTCCACGCGCGACACCACCCAACAATCGTGCTCGACGCAGTGCGGCTCCGCACTGCTGGCCTCGCTGACCTGCAGCGCCTGCTGACAGCCGCACGCGAAGGTGAGCGTCAGCGCCTTCATGTGCGCGGGTCGTCCTGCACCGTGATGCCGCCGCGTGCCCGCGCCACCTCGCCCAGATAGTCGCGCTGCATCAGGACGCGCTTGTGCGCGCCCGGCGGGCGCGTGCTCTTCGCGTTCCAGTCTTCCACGTAGGCGCCGAACTTCGCGATCTGGTTCTTCTCCGCGTCGGGATCCTTCCGCAGCCGCTCCAGCTGGGCGGCAGCGTAGTGCGCGATGCCCCAGTGGAACGGCTCCAAGTCAGGGCGCCCGTCGAACGGCACCTCGGTGTCGAGCACCATGTCGGCGGCGTTGGCCTGAATCGGGACGACCAGTTCCCACGTCTCGCTCGCCGGGATCGCAGGCTTCGGAAAGAACGCGAGGTAGTTGATCCCGTCGCGCGGGTCGTGGACGATGGCCTGCGGCGACCCGCTACTCGCACTGTCGCGCCAGCCCGGCAATGCCTCATCCGCATACGCCGTTGAGCGGATGACGAGCGTGCTCGCAGTCTTCGCGCTGTTCGCCACCGTCGTCACGCGCAGCCGCAGCGGCGCCCGTCCGAACGCGACAAAGCGACTCGCGCTCGCCGTGTCGAGGTTGTAGAGCAGCGTGCCCGCGATGACGGGGATGACGACCTCTTTCGAGATCGAGATCTTCCCGAGCCGGGCGAACTCTTTCTGCGCGCGGTTGACGGCGTACTTCCGCCGCACGGTCGTGAACAGCTGCGTGACATCCGCGCTGCCCAGTTCGTGGTTGACGGCCTCGCCGTAGAGGTCGGCGAACGTCATGGCGTCACCGCCCGACGAGATAGACCGTGCCGGTGCCGCCCGTGAGGGGCGTCGTGATGCGCGCCCGCACCGCCTTTGCCGTCCCGGCCAGCCGCACCGGGGCCGCGACGCCGACGATGAAGGTGACCGCCGCGCCGATGATCGTCCACGTCCCCGCGTAGTTGATGTCGTGACTCTCTTCGATGGTCACCGCGCCCGCGCTCACGCCCGCGCCCCCGACGACGTAGAAGCAGAGGTTCGCGCAGCCTGCCACGTCCACGCCGGGCGAGGTGCCCGACGCCACGTTGGCGAGCAGCGGACGGTCGATCAGCGGAACCGTCAGGCCAGCCATCGCTAGAAGGCTCCACCCGCCAGCGAGTAGATGGTGACCGCCGGGTTCAGGCCGGGGTTGTTGACGACGACCATGAACGCCCGCGCGTTGTTCTGCGTGACCGTGATCGCGGCAGGCGACAGCGTCACGCCCGTGCCCGCGACAATCGTGGACGCGAACGCGGCGGCGCTGCTGTTTCGAATCACGAACTCGTACGTGTGCCCCGCCACCGGAGGCCGACCCATCACCGTCAGCGCGTCCACGATCTGCTGCGCCGTGGGCGTCGTGTCGTTGCGCGCCGCGCCGTTGCAGTCGCGCAGGATGAGGCGCTGCATCAGGTCGGTCGCGAGGAACGTCACGGGACCGGCGGTGTTGTAGTTGGGCAAGCCCGCCTGATCGAGCGGACGGAAGCAGTAGTCGATGATCTTGCGGCCCATCGCGAAGAGGCCAGTTTGATGCACAGCAGGCTCCTAGTCTGAACAGCGAACGAAAGTGTTCCCCGTGGAACACTACGGGCCGAGCGCGCGGGTATGGCTAATTCCCGCACGCTCGGCCATCCCACGGCGGGCTATGCGCCAGCCGTGCCGTAGATGTTCTGCCAGAGGAACGCGTCCCACGCCTGCCGGAAGCGGACCTTGTAGATCCGGTTGCCGGTGCGCGCGTCCTGCATGGCAGGGGCGGCGGTGATCCCGACGCGGTCCACGCAGACCAGCCCGTGCGTTTCCTTCGCATCGGCGACGAGGAACCACGCGTCCTGATCCGTCAGGTAGGGGTTGGTGAGGATGCGGATGTTGCGCCGACGCTTGATCGGGTTCACATCGTTGTCCACGCTCCCCGGCAGCAGCGTGCTGTTGAGCAGGCGGTCGGCCAGCATCTCCAGCTGCGGCGGCACGTAGAGGATCCAGTTCATCACGGGCGCGACCAGCTGCCCGCTCTCCAGCTTCGTGTCCGTCTGCACATCGACAATCGCCTGATTCAGCGAGTCGTAGCTCAGGTCGGCATCCGTCGCCGGACGGTTGCGCGCGGTGCCGCCCCCGGCCAAGACGTGCGCCGTGTTGAAGAGCGACACACCATCGGGCGCCAGCTGCGTCGAGAACCCGAGGTTGAACGGGATCGCCGCGTACTTCTCCTGCACGACGCGCGCGGAGAACGCGAGCCACGACGCCTGCCGCTGCAGCACGTCGAACTGGTCGTCTTCCATCGCCGTCTCGGTGACTTCGAAGCCGAGGCCGAACTCGACCGGCGTCACGTCCTTGCTGTAGCCGGGCCGAATCAGGTCGAAGGCGTAGATGCTGCCCTCGGGCTTCTCGGGCACGTCGCCGAACGGCGTGACGGTCTGGAACCGTTCGAACTTGCGCGAGGAACTCTTGCGCGAGTAGATGTCGGTCCAGATGGGGGGAAGCTCTTTCAGCTGCTTGCCGAGCAGCGCGTACACCGTCTTATCGACGTTGTCGTAGAGCGCCGCAAAAGTTCCGCGTACTTGCATGATGATCTCCTCGGGAACTGATGAGCGACTACGAGGTCTGCGGCGTCCGCACCGCGTTCATAAACTTGCAGACGACCTTCCCGTTCACGTCGCCGACCGCGTCGATCAGTTCCGTGACGGTGACCGCCTTATTGGTCGTGTCGGCAAGGTTCACGCGGAAGATGTCGCGGCCAGCGGCCACGTCGTACGTGAGGCCGAACTGCGCGCCGACGTTGGCGAGCGCGAGCGTGCCGGTGTCGGCGACGCGGGCCTGATACTCGGTGTTCTCGTCGGCCATGTAGACGCCGATCTTGCGTCCGGTGACCCCGCTCGCGGCTTCGGCGGCGATGCCCACGATAGCGGCCACCGCTGCGGTCGCACCCTTCACGATGCTCCCGGCGCTGAGAATGACGAGATGCCCCGGCCTGAAGGTCTGCGCCGCGCCTTCAAGGAAGTACATGATCCGGGTGTTGCGGTACGGACGAAAGCCGTCACCTGCCCCGGCAGTGAATGTCACCATGGAACCCTCGCCCTGATGGTCCGCGCGAGCGCGCAGACAAGTGTCTTCGGGGTTGCGGGTTGGCCTCGACGCAGTCGCAAGCGGCCAACCGAGGCTCGCGAGCAGCAGCACGCGCTGGGGTCACACCGTGTGCCCCGGCACGCGTGATACCGGGGAGGCGAAAGACGGTGGGGCAGCTGGACACAGAGGCGCGTGCCACTGGAGTAACACGCGGGAACCGTTGGAACTGCCCCGACCGTCAGCGACGAAGGTTACGGCGCGACGCCGTCGCTGTCAAGCCGTCAGAAGAACGCGGGCGGCTCCGGCCCGAACAGCACGTAGAGGATCACCAGCGCGGCGAACGCGAACCGCAGCAGCGTGATCGCCGGACCTCCCGGGATCGGCATCCCCACCAGCTGCAGCAGCAGCGGGATGACGAACGCGAGGATGACGACGAGGATCACCGCGTAAACGAGCCGCCAGAGCAGTGCCTTGAGGTTCATGGCCCAAAAGCTCCTATGGTTGATGTTCACCGGGATCTGCCGCTGCATCGAGCGGGCCAGTGTCGGGGCTGACGAGGCGGTCGCGCCCCACCTTGATCGAGCCGACCACCTCGCCCACCCCTTCGCTGTCCTCCGGGGACAGCCCACGCGCGACCGCAGCCGCGATGGCTGAATCTTTCAACGCGCGCCCCGTCATCGTGCGCGCGTGCTTCTCATGCTGCTTGGCCTTGATGCGCCGGTAGAGCGCCATCGGCATCTTCATCAGCGCCTCGCGCCCGCCCTCGCTGCGCCGCACGAACTCGTCGGTCTTCGACGGGTTGCTGATGACATCCGCCGTCTGCAGTTCCTCCCACCGCACGGGCGCGTAGCCGAGGCTCTGCTGCGCGATGTGGTGGCGGTTCGGCATCGCGAGGTTGATCCAGCGGAGGTACCACTTGCGCCGGATGCCGCGCGGGTCTTCGTGCTCCAGCGGCTCGTCCTTCAGCCGGATCGGCAGCGCGTTGGGCAGGTTCGGATCCGTCAGGCGCCGCCCGGCGACCTCGATGTTCGCGAAGTCTTTGAACGCGTCCACCAGATCGGCGTCGGTCGCGCGCAGCCCCTGCTGCTTGATCGTCTCTTTGACGCGCCCCTTGACCGCCTTCTGGAGCTTCTCGGTTTCTATTTCGAGGCGACTCTTCACATGGGCCATGAGCTATTCCAATCGGTTGGGCTGGCCGGGGATGAAGTTGTTCAGCGACGCGTTGATCTGCTCGTCCTTCAGGCCCGTCGAGCGCAGCCGCTCGCGGAACACGTCGTCCAGCTGCGCGCCTGCGCGCGGACGCCCGCCGGGCGCTTCAGTGAACAGCGGCGGGCGGGCGCCCATGCGCTGCATCGGGGTGCCTCTGGGTTGCATCTGACGGGGCTGTCCGTTCTGCGGGGGCTGCGCCCCGAGCATGGTCTGGGTGCCCAGCGCCATCATCAGGACGGCCTGCTGCACCTCGGGGTTGTTGAGGTGTTCGGGCGGCGTCGCCTGCAGCCCCTGATAGACGAGGTTGCGGTCGATGCCGAACTGGTCGGCGACCTGCAGCACGCGGTTGATGACCGGCTGCGAGGCCAGCGTGATCGTCGTCTGCTGCAGCGGCCCGAGCGCCTGCCGCACCATCGTCTCGGTGCGCTTGCGGTCCCGCAGCACGATGCGCGCGGCGGTGCGAAGGTCGGGCTGGCCCTGCGCGTCGTAGAGGCCGAGGTCTTGCGCGACCTCCTGCGCCTCCTGCACCAGCGCCTGATCCTCGGCGCTCATCTCGCCGGGCTTGCGCGGCGGCGGTTGCCCCGTCGTCGCGGCGTGCAGCAGTTCCATCCCGCCGGGCAGGCTCATCACCTGCCGCAGCAGTTCCTGCGACTGCGCGAGGTTCTGCTCCAGCCCCTGCCGCTTCTCGCGCTCGCGGACGAGGTCGCCCACGACACTGCGGCGTCCCGGCGGGGCGTCGGGTTCCTCTGGCTCTTCCGGCTCGGCCTCGGGCGGCTCCGGCGGTCCCTGATCGTCAGGGTCGGTCAGCGGCTGCGACAGATCGGGCGGGGGTGGTTCAGCGGGCGCCTGCTGCGGCGCCTGCGGGAGGGTCTGTGCGGTGGCGGGGGGCATTCCCCCGGTTGCGTCTTCCAGCACCACGTCGGCCATTACTCACGCTCCACGACGGCGTCCAGCGCCGTCTCCGGCACCAGCACGCACGGTCGCCCATCCACCTGCACCTCTTCGACGGCGTAGCTGTCGAAGATCACGCGGTCGAGCGGCTTCACGCTGGTGACGGCATCGCCTACTTGTAACACGATGCCCGTGCGGTCAGCGTCTTCGCGCGGCTTCGGCAGGAACACCAAGAACTGCGACCGCCACTCCGTGCGCGGCGGCAGTGCCACCAAGACGAGGTCGCTTCGCAGGGTCACTGAGAATATTCCACGGTCGGGCCGAGCGGCGGCGCGTCGGGGTCCGGTGTGCTCTGCGTCGCGAGCTTGCGCTTGTATTCCTCGACCGCCCGCTCGGGGATGCTGAGGATGTCCACGGCGGCTTCGCGCGCCGCGATGAGGCCGATGGCCTTCTCGCCGATGGCCTGCGCGCTCCCAGACCGCAGGAGCGTCACGACCGTCTCCGCGAACACCCGTGCCCCGTAGCGCGTCGTGGCCTCGGCGCAGACCACCGCCCAGCCCGGCGAGACAAGGAGCGCCTCAAGGTCAGCCACGCGCTGCTGGAGGGCATCTGGGTCCGCGCTCGCGCGCGGCGTCGTCCGTCTCGGCACTACTGCACTCCGTGGGACATCGCCAACGACATCTGCGCCAGCAGGTCAGGCGGCACCTGCGGCATCGACCCCATGCCCGGCACCACGTCCGGCGGCATCGGCTGCGGCGGCGGCATCCCGCCCTCGTTGCCCATCGGCGGGCCTCCCGGCGGGGGCGGTCCCGGTGGCGGTGGCCCCGGTGGCGGCGGGCCTCCCGGCGGCGGCGGTGGTCCCGGTGGTCCCGGTGGCGGCGCTCCGGCGCCCGGCGGCGGCGGCGCCCCCGGCTGCGCGCCCGGCGGCTGCATCCCCGGCGGGGGCGGGGGCGGCTGCATCGCCTGCTGTGTCTGCCACTGCCGCAGCGAGCGCATCAGCTGGCCCTTGTTCGGTGAGTCGTAGAGCGACAGCGCCTGCTCAAACAGCGGGATGATCACGTCCGGCGACGAGAACACCTGCTGCAGCGTCGGGTTCATCTGCGCGAACCCGCCCATCACCTGCATGAACCCGTTGTAGTTGCTCCGCTGCTTGCTCTTGTCCGCGCTCTCGACCGACCCGTGGGGTTTCCCGTGGAACGTCCCGGCGAGCGCCTCGCCCGTGATGCCGCCCTCGGCGAGGTCGATCTGGCGGAACTGCAGCTGCTGCATGAACCGCTCGCTCGCCTCCAGCGGCGCTTCATCCGCCGCGCGGCGCCACAGTTCGTGGCGGATCTTGAACAGATCCTCCATCGTCTCCTGAATGTTGCGGACCTGCTCTTCGATGCGGACGAAGCTCTGCTCGGTGACCATCTGCACTTCGCCGAGCGTGCGGCTCTCCTGCGGCGCGCTGCCGAGCGTCACGTCGTTCAGCCCGCTCAGGCGTTCCGCCGCGTCGATGATCGCCTGCTCGCGCCCCGCCATCGACTGCGGTACATCAGGCAGGGCCACGGGCTGTACGTCGCCCATGTCCTGCACCGTGATGACCGCGCCCACGCCCCACGGCTCCTCGTCCATGTCCCAGCCGCTGTTCCTGAGTCGCTTGATCGGCGCGTTGTTGACGAGGTTGCTGCGGTCGGCAATCGCATTGCGCGTGCCCATGTGCTCTTCGCCAATCGACGCGAGCTTATCGACGTGGCTCTGGCCGTAGACGTTCAGCGGGTTGGGGGCGGGCCGGAACAGCAGGTAGCGCGGCAGACCGAGGTCGTCCAGCTGCACGCGCAGGATCTGCCGGTGAATGGCCGACAGCGTGATGATGTACCACTCCTCGCTGCCGTCGTCATCGAGGTCGAGCAGGACGTGCAGTTCCCATAGCTCTTTCTCGATGGTCGTCTCGTTCGACTGCGCGGCCACGTCGATGCCGCCCTGCATCACCGACTGCGGCAGTTCGGTGCGCGTGCGGTCACTGGTCGCCGAGAGGTTCTCGACCGCGTCCTTGTCGTAGAGGCCGCTCTTGGCGCGGCTCTTCAGTTCCTTCAGCCGCCGCCAGAACCGCTTCGCGTAGCACCAGATCTCGCTGTCGTCCTGCGCGTGCGCCGGAAGGATCAGGAAGTCGCGCAGCGAGACGTTGCGGTAGCTGGGGCCGCGCCGCACCGGCACGAACTCATCAACCGGCGCGGTCAGCGCGCCCGTCTCGTTCGGGTCCGTCGCGTCCATGTAGGCGCCTTGATCATCGACCTCCGGCGCGACGACGCCCCGGTCGTCGGCGATGACCATCCCGGTGGCCGGATCGCGCTCCGGCTGCAGCGTCCGCATCGACCGCCGCTTGATCATGTCGGCGCGCTCGGAGCACTCCAGCACGCCCGTGCCCTCGATGAGCGCCAGCTGCAGCGTGCGCTGGAGCCAGCCCTGCAGCCGCTCCTCTTCCTGCTTCCACTGGTGGAACTCTTCCACCATCGGCGCCTTGGGCGCCGCGTTGCCCCAGCCGTCCACGACCCACACCGGCTCGACAAACACGGTCTTGCAGAACCGCGCCCGCATCGCGTCGATCTTCTCGGCGATGATCCACGTCGAGAGGTCGGCGGCGCCGGGGAACGGCAGGTCGCGCGTGTTGCGCTTCCCCTGCTTGTAGAGCCAGTGCCAGTAATCGAGGTCACCGCCGGGGTTGATGATCGGCCCGCGCGCCGCCACCGCCCGGTCGATCTCTTCCGACAGCATGTTGACCAGATCGGTCTTCTGGTCAGGGTCGAGCTTCACGTCCCACGGCGTCGCCCCGAGCTTGGGCGGCGTCAGCTTGCGCCGGGACGGACGCGGGTAGACGGTGCGGGGCGGGGGCGGCATCGCTTACTTCTTCGGGGGCTTCGGTGCCTTCGGCTTGCGCGACGGCTTGCGCGGGGTGTTCAACGCCGGAAAGGTTCCGCTGATTTGCATACGGTGCTCGCAGCGCCAGCAGGCGCGAATGGTTGTCCAGAGTAGCCCCGGCACCGTCTGGACGCGCCGCGTGCGCCCGCAGGTGAGGCACTGCGCCCATGTCTCGTTGTCGAGGATGGGCGCCGTGATGTCCTTACGTGCGACGACGACGGAGCGTCCGGCGCGCGGCACCCGCCGCCCCCAGCAGGCCGCTGCCGAGCAGCACCAGCGACCCCGGCTCCGGCACGGGCGTGGCGACAAACGCATCCGCCGTCCCCGTGAAGGAGGCCGTGAAGCTGCCGATGGTGTTGTGCCCGCCCGACGAGTCAATCGAGAACGGCGGCGTGAGGTTCGACAGCGACAGCGAGAAGCTCTCCGGCGAGATCAGCGCCGCCAGATCACTCGCCAGCACCAAGTTGCCCACGGTGTTGTTCGACGTGAACAGCGAATTGGTGCCGTTCACCACGCCCAGCTGCAGCGCGCCGTTGAACGTGCCGTCGAGGTAGTTGAACGTCCCCGCCTGATTCGTCAGCGCGAAGGTGCCGACGAACGGCTGGACCCAGAGCACGCCCGCCGCCGTCGCATCGCCCGTGCTGTTGGCCGTGAACGTCAGCAGCGCATCCGGGTCCAAGCCCCCCGCAAAGATCTGCGTGATGTTCACGTCGGTGCTGATCGTCAGCGTGGTCGTGCCGTTGCCGTTATCCGTCGCGACGAACTGCTGGGTGTTGATGTTGCCGAACGAGGTGATCGTTGTTGCCCGCGCTGCCGCTGGCAGAGCCAGCAGGGCCAGCAGCGCGAGAGCCATCAATCGACGCATGGGGAGCCTCCTACTTGTCATCGAGGCGTGACACTTCGCACGCCAACCACGCCGTGTCCGAGTAAATCAGGATGTCGTCGCCCGCCTCATTCCTGAAGACGAGCGACCCGTTGTGGACGAGCACTTCGTGCGCGGTGACATCGCGCTCGCTGCCGTTGCTCAGGACGACGTGGTAGACGCGCATGGCCCTAGAGGGGGTTGATCTCGGGCGTCTCTTCGCCCTCGCCGGTCGGGGGCAGCGTGTTGTCAGGCCGCGCGTCGCTGGGCTTGTAGGCCCACACCCAGCCCACGCCGGGCACGAACGCGTAGACCCAGCCGCCCTCGGGGTGCTGCGCGGGCAGGTTCACCGGGTAGCCGGGCTGCGCGGGCGGCGTCGGCAGCGTGTTGTCGGGATACCCAAACCCCGGTCCCCAGATGCCCAGCGGCGGCTGCGGGATGCCGGGCGGCAGCACGATGGGGTGCGACGGGAACGGCGGCAACCCCTGCGAGGGATACGGCGGCTGACCCGGCAGGCTGTTGTCGGGGAACGGCGGCAGACCCTGCGACGGGTAGGACGGGTGGTAGATCGGGTGCGACGGATACACGGGCGGCTGCGTGCCCGGTCCCCCCGGCCCCCCGGCCCACGGCGGTTTCGGCTGCGGCTGCGGCAGCGAGTTGTCAGGATACGGCGCGTCGCCGAGGAACGTGATGAGCGCAACGACTGATCGCATGGGTCCAGTGCTCCTTTAGCGTAGAAGGGGGCGCGTCAGCACACGCGCTTCCCGATATTTGACCGGCATCACATCCCGGCCCGTCAAAGCATTCCAGAGGTCTTCCGCGTTGTTCGCCCGCTGGTCCGGCTCGTCGTCCGCGCCCGCCACATGCGCCAGTTCGTGCATCAGCACCGCGCCTTGGTCCGCGTCGTCCAGCCCGGGGTTCAGGCTGACCTGCTGCCCCGTCGGCGCGCGAAACGGCGACGCCGTCCCGTAGAGCGTCACGTCGGGGTAGTCTTGCGCCTCGTAGCCGCTGGAGGCTAGCTCCCCGCGTGCGCCCAGATCCGGGGCGGCGAGCACCTGCGACAGCCGCGCCTTCACTTCGGGCGTGGCATCAAGCACCCGCCGCGCCAGCTGCTGCAACGGCGTCGATCCCACCAGCATCGGGTCGGGCTGGAAGATCCCCGGCGCCACCGGGGGCGTCGGCAGCGCGTCCGGCTGCGAGGCCGCTGCGCGCTCGCTCGCCGGGCGATACTGCTGCGCGATGCGGCGCAACCATGCCGCCATCTGCGCGACCGCGTCGGGCGAGGGCTGCTCCGGCACCTACTTGCGTTCGGTCTTCTCTTCCGACTTGCTCTGCTTGCTCTTCGGTTCCGCGCGCTCTTCCGCCGCCTCGCGCTTCGCCGCGCTCGCGCTCTTCATCGGGGCGCTTTTCGCCATGGCTTACCTCTTCTTCGACGGGTGCAGGAACTTGCCGAGGTTACTGTGCGGATGCCGACGCGCGTTGTCGAGGCTCATCGCCACCGCCTGCTTCTGCGGATACCCGGCGTTCATGGCCTCTTTGATGTTGGTCGAGACAACCTTCTGCGACGATCCGGGTTTGAGCGGCATGACGCGCGCCACAATAGCACGTCTCACCGACGCCGCCGCACGCCCCCGAACCGCGACCCCGCCGCTGCCTGCACCCGCACGTCGGCCTCGTCGTAGTCTTTCGTCATCTGCTGCCGCAGCCGCGCCTGCGCCTTCTCCACGTTCACTTTCGTCGGCTGCGCCGGGCCATACGCCAGCACCACATACTCGATGCAATTCATCGCGTGGTCGTAGAACCCGTCCTTGCGCGCCCGCCGCGTGTTCGGCGACACCGCGTGCGCGATGCTCCGCTGGTCCCACGTATAGCCCGCCTCCAGCGCGTCGATGAAGTGCGTGCTCTCGATCACGCCCTCCGGCGCACTCATCCGCCACCGCTCCGGGTCCACCGTGAACGCTGGGCCTTGCTTGGTCAGCCGCTGCATGTAGCCCGCGAGATGCTGGATGCACCGGTCGCGCGCGTCAGGATGGTTCGCCCCCGCAATCGTGTAGAGGTTCACGCCATACTCGCGCAGCACGTCCGCTGCGCTGACCCGCGTGCCCTGCGAATTGTTCTGGTCCCCCGCCGGGTCGCCCGTGCTCCACACCTCGCACGGCAACTCGCGCTCGCCCAGCGGGTCCGGCTCGCCCCCGAACCAGATCACCCGCTGCGCCACCGCCATCGGCGCGAAGTCTTCGATGAACTGGTCCGTCCCCAGAATGCCGCCCAGCACGCGTAGCTCGCCCCACGGCAGCACCTGCGCCCACACGACACTCGGATGGGCGTGCCCGAAATCCCAGCCCTCCAGCAGCGGCACGTCGGGGTTCAGCCGCAACCGCTGCACATGGATCCGCGACTGGAACACCCCCGCGTAGACCGGCTTGCCCACAATCGGCAGGCCGCGCTTGCCCTCGATGAACCGCCGCCGCAGCGCGTGCCCCTCGGGATACGCCTGCTCCAGCGAGTCGATGTAGCGGTCCCCGAGGTTGTGCCGGTTGTCGTAGACGCTCGTTCGCAGGTAGAGGTGGCCCGGCGTCGTGTTGCGCTCGGGGAACTCCACCGCCAGCCAGTGCGTCAGCCCCGGCGGGTTCGGCGTCAGCAGCACCTGATGCGGATACCCCGGCTGCGACAGCCGCGTCGGCACGTAGTGCCGATACACATCCTCGGGCACCTCTTCGGGCTGGTCGATGCCCAGCACCGCCAACGTCAGCCCCGCCAGCTTGCCGTAGCGGCTCGTCTCCTCGGCGCCCTTCAGCGCCCGCAGGTAGACGCGCGACCCGGTCCCGACGACCTCGTCATACTCTTCGTCCGCGTGCCACTGCAGCCGGATGCCGTGCAGCGCGCACCAGTCGCGCCAGCGCGGCTTCAGCTGCGCGTCGAGCGCGTCCTGCGTCCACCGGCAGAGCGCGCAGTGGATGCCGGGGAAATCGACGCAGTAGGTCGCCACCTTCGCGACCAGCGGCGTCGTCTTGCCCGCCCGCACCGCGCCTTCCAGATCGACGTAGGGCCACGTCAGCGCCTCGGCCAGCAGGAACGCGCTTTGGACCGGGTTCCACCAGTCTTTCACCGTGGGCATCAGCGTCGGTCCAGCCACCACGAAAACGCGATGACCAGCAGCAGCAGCGCCAGCCACCAGACCACGCGCCGGGCGCTCACGCGCCGCCCAGCAGGTCGCGGATCTCCCGCACCAGCGCGCTGCTGTTCGCCGTCACCCCGTGGTCGCACAGCTGCAACATCGCGCAGTGCAGCAGCAGCGCGTAGCGCGCGTTGCGCCGCTCCAGCGTCTGCGCGTTCTCGCTCAACGCGAACTGCAGCACCGCCTGCACCGCCGCGTGGTCGTCCAGCACGTAGCGCCACCACTCCGGCTGCGGCGGGCGCGCTTCGGCGAAGTTCGGGTTGTAGTCGGTCGCCCGCAGCCGCCCGATCAGCGTCCGCACCGCCAGCGCCGTGCGGTCGTGATCGACCATGTCTACGCCGCTACCGCTTGGGGTCGTCATCCTTGGCCTCCAGTGTTCGGCTGCTGCCCACCTGCTTGGGCTGCGCCTGCGTCACGAACTCATACTCTGCCGCCGTCGAGAACACGTTCACAATCGTCGTCGGCGCGTGCTCCACCGGCCCCTCGTCGGCCTGCGCCACCTTCCCGAACCGCCGCTGCTCCAAGACCACCAGCGCCGCCTGCCGGTCCTGCGGCCTCAGCCGCTGCCACCGCGTCAGCCCGAAGAACTTCCGCACTTGCTCCGGCGACCCCGTCGCCAGCAGCGCCAGCGCCTCGATGATGCGCTCCCCGTTGGGCGCCCCCGTGTGCTTGTCGATCAGGTCGCCCACCGCCGTCGTCAGCGCCGCCACCTGCGCCACCGCCTTCGCGATGCTCCGCACGCGCGGCTTGCGAGGCTTCCGGTTCCGGTTGGGAAAGCGATCCGGCCCGCGCGTCCGCTTCACCGGCATCAGCGGCCTCGCTCCGTCTCCTGCGCGGGGGCAGGCGGAAGGGCGGCATCGAGGCCGCAGTTACACGGCCAGCCGTTCTGGTAGTGAATCGCACATGACGAGTTGTGTCGCCCATACTTCATCAGCGCCGCGTGCGCCGCGTCCCGTTGCTGCTCGGCCTGCTCAGCGCGGTCCTGTTCGTAGTGTCGTTGGCTCTGCAGCACGCCTACTGCGCCTTCCAGTTCCGAGACTCGCATTTCTGCGGCTTCCGCTGCGAGCCTGTCCTTGTAGAGTTTCAAGTCTGCCGCCAGCCGTGCGTTCTCCTGCTCGGCCTGTAAGCACCGCTCGCGCCAGTCACCAGCGGACACGCACGCCCACCTGCGACGGGCTGCTCACAATCTGCACGCGCTGCCCGCCCACCGCCATCAGCACCCCGCCGCCTGCGCTCGTCAGGATGCCAAACACCTGCAGCCCCGTGTTCGTCTTGCAGTCGGCGATGGGCATCCGCGTCACCGCCGGGTCCGTCCCGCATGGCGCGAGGTCGCGCCCCAGCCGCGTGTTCGGATCTTCCCGCGTCAGGTCGCTCTGCTGCGCCCACGTCAGCGACGCGATGATCGCGAGCGTCCCGCCCGCCACCAGCGTCGCCCCCGTCCAGAACAGCAGCGGCGAGTGCATCTCCGTCGTGTAGACCCGCACGGGCGTCGCATACTGCCGCCGCGCGCTGTCCAGCAGCGGCCCCGCACTGACCGGCGTCGCCAGCGTCAGCAGCACCAGTGTCGCCAGCCCTCGTCGCATCACGGCACCTCTCCGCTCGCGGCCACCGCGATGGTGAAGCCCGAGCCGCGCGCCTCGCGGAACAGCACGCCATCGACAAAGACCTGCACCGTCAGCGACCCGTCGATGAAGTTCGACACGGGTGTCTCAGCGGCGAGGTAGAGGAACGGGTGCAGGTCCGTCGTCGTGTAGCTGATCGCCCACGGCAGGTCCGTCCGCACTTGCGTCGTCCCCTGCGCCGAACTGAAGTAGGTAATCTCCGTCGCCGGGATGGTGCCGGTCACGCGGTAATCCACCCGGATCGTCCTCGGCACGGGCGCAGGCAGCGGCGTCGGCGCCGGGGTCACCGGATCCCGCAGCCCGCCCTGCCCGTCCGACGAGCACCCCAGCGCCAGTACGGCCAGCAGGACGAGCAGCGGCTTCATGCGGCGCATGGTAGCACTCACCGCCGCAGCGTCACGTCGATCAGCGCCAGCACCGTGTCCCGCCCCTCCTGATTCACCAGCGCCTCCCGTGCCCGCCCCAGCGCCGCCCGCAGCCGCCGGTTCTCCGTCTCGCCCTCGCTGTCGAACCCGTCCGGCGCCGACCGATACGCGCTGCTCGACACCGTCACCAGCCCCTCGCCCGGCAGCAGCAGCTGCAGCAGGTCCGGCAGCGCGCGGGGGTCGTGCTTCACCCGCAGCGGCACCGCACTCGCCAGCACCGTCGCCGCAAACGGCAGCGCCAGCGCCTCCATCCCCTGCGACTGCATCAGCACAATCAGGCACCGCCGCAGCAGCAGCAGCTGCTGGACGAGGTCGAGCGCCTCGCCCGCGATGGCGTGCAGTTCCTGCGACGGCAGCATCACCTTCTCGCGCGGCCCGGCCAGCGCCGCCGCCAGCACATACTGCTGCAGCTGGTCGCGCAGGTCGTCGCTCGCGTGGTCCGGCTCGCTGATGAGGTCGAACGGTTCGGTCGAGGGCATCACGTCAGGCTCCAGTCGTCGGTGGCGACCACCACGCGCTCGCGCACGGGCAGCGGCAGGAACACGTCGGTCGGCACATCGTAGACCGGGTCGTCCACGTCGCCCTCGTCGCGCGGGGCGTTGAGCGAGACGCGGCGCACCGGGAACGTCTGCGCCACCACGGCCCGCACCCAGCCGGTGGCGTCGTTCCAGCGCACGGCGAACACGGCGCGGCGCTCGTCCGGCGTCAGCCGCAGCAGCGCGTCCACCTTCCGCACCTCGACCCAGCATGTCGGGTAGGTGAACTGGTTCGCGTTGCGGCGCTTGACCTCCAGCGTGCCCACGACCGCCTTGGCGCGCACCAGCTTGGCGTCGATGGGCCAGAGCGTCGAGAGGTGCCACGGGACGCAGCCGAAGGTCCGCGCGCAGTCTTCGACCAGCTGGCGCTGGGCGATACGGTCGGCCTCGCGTTCGTAGATCAGGGCAGCGGCTCCAGCGTGATGGCGACGCCCTCGGTGTCGCTGGCGAGGGCGTCTGGCCCCAGCAGGATACGCCGGGCGTCAAGGGCCACGACCTGCTTGTCGTCCAGCCACGCGACGCCGGTCAGGGCGTCGAGCACCGCCCGGCAGAGCTTGTCGAGGTCGGGGGCGTCGCCCGCGTGCCGAGGCTGCACCACGAACCGGAGGCGCACCTGCACGTCACCGGAGGCCGGTGGCTCACTGCCGAGCGCGGCCCTGACCTGCCAGCCGACCGCCGTGCGCCACGCCTTCAGGTGGGCGTTGTCGTGGGTCATGCGTCCCTTCCCGAGGTGCCGCATCGACCCTTGGCTGACGGGGCGACCGGGCACGAAACACTGGCACTTTTGCATATTTCGCGCTTAGGGCATCTGACCCTAACTCCGAAGGCGTTTAGACGCAACGACTTCCAGCACCTAACATGAGTCGTGCCAGCGACGTACCAGAATGGAACACTGTGAAATCTTTCCCACCGCCGCTAAGTTGTTGATAATCCCACAAGTGAACATGGGCCTAGAACCGACGACGTTGCCCGTGGTTGAACGCGACCCCTCGACCCCTCACCTACCCCTTACCCGACAACCTAGCGTTCAATGGCGGGGGCGCTTCGCTTTTCGTTTGCTCTGGCACTTACGAAGAGCTTCGTAGCCCTCCAGCCACCCCCGTGGCCCCCTCGGGGCGCCGAGCAGTATCGCATCAGCGGCGAAGTTCCGCGTTTACGGGGTGCCCTTCCGCGTCTTGGGCAGTGGGGCGACGCTGACGCGGATGCGGGCCGGGTAGCCGGGTTCCCAGCCCCGCAGCAGGGGACGCTGGCAGAGCGGGCACTTGGGGACGGGACCATCGAGCAGGGTGTCGTCGTAGTCTTTCACGCGGACCTCGACGGCGCGGACGCTGCAGCGGGGGTTGTCGCAGTAGGCGTGGAGGTCGAGCAGCCCTTGCCGTTCGGCGTGGGTGCCGGAGGTGCGGGCGGTCACAAGGTGGTGCCATCTCGGGTCGGAGCGAAGGGTCATCAAGCCTCCAGTGTCTGGCAAGTGTCTGGCGGTGGGGGCAACACCAGACAAAACCCCCCTCTAAAGAGGGGGGGGTCGTTTGTCTGGTCAAGTGTTCGGGTGTCTGGTGTCGGCCAGACAAGTGTCTGACCTACCCCAGCTGTAGGGCACCAGACAGTTGTCTGGATGTCTGGCAGACAGTGTCTGGCGCTCATCGATTCGGCTCGCAGCGGCCCCAGCGGTCGGTGCCATCGGCGCCCTTGACGAGCACGAACAGCGGGCGGTCGCCTTTGGTGCCGCGCTTGAGGGTGGTGCGGAGCGACTCGACATCGTTGCCCAGTTCGTCGGCCAGTTCGTGCAGGAGGCGCGGCCCGTGCGCGAGGGCGACCTTGAGCCGGTCCTTGATGTGGAGGGTGGCGACCAGTTCCGGCTCGTCGGTGAGGGCGGTGGGGCGCACCTCGACGTAGTCGAGCGACCCATCGGGGCGCTGGGTGATGGCGACCCGCAGGCCGAAGGGCGGCGTCTGCCGCGTGTAGCTCCACTTCGGGTTGTAGATCCCGTCGATGATGTCGAGGCTCCCGCCGGGGTTCACGCGCTTGGCGAACCACGTATACCGGGCGTTGGTGTGCCAGATGACGCTGCCGAAGGGCCGCTGGCGCTCGGGGGCACGCGCGGTCTTGTCGTCTTCGGCGCGCGTGTGGGCGATGCTCAGGCTCCCGCGCCCGATGCGCCGCAGCGCGGACGAGAAGCTCTTGGCGACGACGGCGTCCTCGGGCGGGCCATCGCAGGCGTGGCTGATGCTGTCCACCATCACGAACCCGATCTGCTCCTCGATGCAGCGCGCCTTCACCTCCTCGGCGATGACGGTGAGCGGCGCGTCGCACTGCTTGTGCGCGAAGGTGGGCGGCAGGCCCATGGCGTCGAACCGCTCGCGGTGGACACTCTCGTCCATCTCCCAGTCGAGCAGCAGCGTGCGGATCCCCTGCCGCCCGAGCGCCCCGATGATGGCGGCAGCGAGGAAGCTCTTGCCGGTCATCGACTCGCCGAAGAGGATCTGCGGGTGGTCGAGCAGCACCGGCAAGCCGTGGACGGTGATCAGGCGGTCCACGGTGGACCGGCGCGGCACCTCATGGATCCAGCGCAGCGGCTTGCCCGCCTTCTCGGTGGCGATGACGCGCTGGCAGAAGTCTTCGATGTAGTCGGGCCAGCGCACGTCCTTCGGGCTGGTGTTCGCCGCGAGGCGGCAGGCGTCGGCCACCTCGCGCTTGTCCCGGTTGAACATCAGGTTGATCCGGGTCGAGAACAGCGTCGTGCCGTCCGCGCCGAACGTCCGCGCCCCGGCAAGGCTGGTGCGGGCGGTGATCTCGCCGATGAGGTGGCCGCGCTCCCGGTGCAGCCGGTCGATCTGTAGCGCCACGTTACCGTCGAGCGCCGTGAAGTGGTAGGTGTCCTCGACCACCCGGAAGGTCAGGGACGCGTCGCGCTTGAAGAGGTCGTCGCCCGAGGGCAGCGGCTTGTTCACGACACGCCCCGCAGGGCGCGGTTCTCGGCCAGCAGCCGCTCGTAGCGGCCCTGCAGGGTGTCGAACGACTGGAGGGTGTCATGCAGCACGTCGAGGCTGCGGTAGAGCATCTCGCGGTAGCGGGCGACCTCCTCGGCCAAGGCGTGCTCAGAAAGGGCGAGGTGTTCCCTCGCAAGCTCGGGCGCGGTCTGATAGGATTGTGCCGTCATCGTGCTACCTCACGGTGCCAAAGGGAAAGACCCGGCGCGCTGACCCCACTCGGCGCGTCGGGCGTAATTCTCGGTCGTCGCCCCGGTCAGGGGCAAGCCACAAAATCTATGAACGCCCCGTCCGCGTGCTACGAACTGTGGGGGTCCGCATCACGCGCGCCACGCCGGGCACGTTGAACCCCTCGCCCAGCTGATCGACCAGCGACTGCAGCCCCTTCAGGTTGGGCTGCACCAGCAGGGCGCGCAGCGTCGGCGGGCTGTCGGGGTCCAGCGCGAACCGCAGCAGCAGGTCGAAGTCTTCCACCACCGGCTCGTAGCTCACCGTCACCGCGACACCAGAGGTCTTCCGCGTCGTCGGCACCACGACCGGCGCCATGAACTCCTCGACCGGCGCGCTCGCGATGCTCGCCGCCAGCGCCGTGTTCCCCCGCAGCCGTGCGGCCTCGGCATCCGACGCCCGTGCCGCTTCGGCAGCGGCCAGTGCGGCGGCTTCCGCGTCGCGCCGCGCCTTCTCCTCGGCCCGCACGCGCGCCACCTCGTAGCCCCCGATGGCGCGGTTCAGCGCGTCGAGCGCGATGGTCGCGGGCAGCAGCCGCGCCTTCAGTTCGTCGCAGAGCGCCTTGTGCGACACGAACGCCCGCTGAATATGGGGGCGGTACGCGGCCTCGATCTCCTTCATCAGGAGCTTCAAGCCCTCCCTATACTCGACCGCGATCTCTGCGGTGTCCGGTCCAGTCACTTCGAACGTCGCCACGTCGGCGAGATCGACGGTGGTGGTGGGTTGGAATTTCACAAGGGCATCGCTCATTTGGGTTCTCCAGTGCTGCGCTTTGGCGCAAGGATCTGCTCGCGATAAACCGGGTCGGTCGCGTAGCGTTCGCGCCGACGTGTGTTGATCTCCGCTCGGTGCGTGCGCTGGTAGGCCCGCGTACACTCCCGGCAAGTTCGGTTCGACGTGATGCCTCCGTATGCATCGGCCATCGAGTGTCCACGGCCACACGTCTCGCGCCATGCGTGCAGCCGCGTGTGCGTGGCGTAGGTCATCGCCGCGAGGTGGTCCGGGTTCACGCAGCCCTTCACTTCGCACCGATGGTGCAGGTTCTCTGACGCAGGACCGACGAGTATCTCGTAGATCCAGCGATGCGCTTTCACGACGCGACTGTCGCGCCAGATCACCCCGTAGCCCTGCGCGGTCGTCGCGCCCGTCCACAACCAGCAGCCCGACATCGGCTCGGGCTGGATCTTCTCCTGCAGCCGCAGCGGCAGGTCAGTCGTCTTCATCGGGGACCCCCAGTTCCAGCTGCAACTGCGCGACCGCGACGCACGCGTGCCACTTCCGCAGGTCGCCTCGCGTCTCCCGGCAGAGCGTCAGCTTTGGCGCCCCGCTCGGCAGTAGCTCGATGAACGCGCGGTCGTGATACTCCGTCTGCGGCGCGGCGTATGCCGCCAACTGTAGTGGGGTCCACGCGGCGGCGCGGCCCGTCTTGAAATCCACTACCAGCGGGTGCTCGCGCCCTCGGAGCCGACAGCGCAGATCGACCCAGCCTGCCCACGCGCCCCCGTCCACCAGTTCCTCCGCGCCGAGCACCGTGATGCCGAACGTGTCGAGCGCGTGCATCCCCGCGAGGTAGAACGGCAGGTCGCCGGGCTGCAGCCCCTCGCGGGCCTCCATGTC